TGTTCTAATGTTTTAATTAATTTGTCTTCCCATAGATTCATTTTTTTACCTGTACATATTAAACCTTGTAGTTCTTTAAAGTTTGGGTTCTCAAAAATTCTAGTTGTAACAACACCATAAACTTTATTAGACTCTTCTCCCTCTGAACCAAATATTAAAAATAATTGATTGTCTCCAGAAATTAATAATTCTTTTATGTCATTAGGCTCTGCATACTTACCACTATATACTAAAGCTTCTGCAATCATAAAATGAACTAAAGACCAGATATCCTCTACCTTAGATGGAATAATTGGTAATACTTCAATATCGTTTTTAATTATCTGTTTTGCTTGCATTGACTAAATCATAAATTCTTTTTAATTGTTTTTGCTGACCATAAAAAAAATCAGCCCCAGCTTTTCTCATACTCTTATAACTTTTTGGGTCTCCTCCAGATAAGATACCGGCTCCAAGAACTGCATCTGCTCTAGATACAAACTCACCGTCTGCTAATTGTGCAAGCATAGTGTCTTCATCCTTATCACCATTACCAGCTCCATCTTCAACATAGCCTTCTGCTCTTACATAATTATTATAATCGTTTTCATCGTGATCTGATTTAGAAGGTAAATAATTTATACCACCTTGATTAAACTTTGAAACCATATTAGCTAATCCACCTTCATTTGCATAAAACATATTTGATCCGTATGTTTCATCTAGTGTTGGTCTTGCATTTTGTGCTGGAACAAATGCACCTTCTAATTTAGCTGATTGTTCTTCATAAGCTTTTCTATAATCTTCTTCTGTAAATGGTGGTTTTACTTCTTCTTCATCCGCTAATAAAGGTAAAACAGTTGAAGCTGCAAGTGCAGTTGCAAGTTTATTTTCTTTTGCTTTTTCAAGTAAGTTAGCGGCAATACCTTTCTTTGGTTCTTCTATTACATTTAATCCTGAAAGTTCTCCGCCTCTTGATTCAATCAATTTTCCTGCTCTTTCAAATCGGGGGGTAGTTCCTATTGGTGTGCCTGCTGGCATGTTGGCTCTATTTAAAAAGCTGGTACCTAAATCTCCTTTTGGCATTGGTGTTGCTGCTTGATTCATACCGAAAACACTTTGTATACCTGAAAATGGAGCACCTGTACCAAATGTACTTTCAGCTCCTAACGCTCCTGATGCACCTACTGCATAAGAACCTCCACCAACAATAGCTGCATCTCTCAATGCTCTCTTTGTTGATTTACCTCTAAGTTTTTGTACACCGAATGTAGCTAGTGCTAATGTAAATGGATCCATAGTCTAATTTCCTAATAATAGCATATATTACCATTTTACTTACTAGGTTTCAACTCATCAGCAAATCTACCCTCATACTGATGTTCACCTATATGCACTATAGTATCAGCAATATAAGCATAACATTTACCACCTATATCCTTCCATAGTTTACAAAATGAGAAGTCTTCACCTAGATATATCTTGGTCCGTGGATCGTGAATCGTGTCAAAGAAATTCCACATATTTGGCTTATCTACATACTTACCATTTATAATAGTTTTTTGTACAATACCCTTGTCTGGGTAAGCTTTAATTAGTTTATCAAATACACCTCTTTTAATCATCATACATCCCGTTGGACTATGCGTTACTTCCATAACACCATTATCTAAAGATATGTTTTTATCGTCCTCTACTTTCATGGGATAAGTATTCAATGATTTTTTTAAGTCATTAACTGTTTTAGTTTTATTATCTTTTATATTGTCTATAGCTTTATCCCACATCATAGTTTTTAACGGATAAGGTATAGAGATAATATCTTTATCTTTCTCAATCATCTTAATAATAGACGTTGCTTCAAAGTATATATCAGAATCAATAAAGAGCATATGAGTATAATTAGATTCTAAAAAACCAGCTACACAAAGATTTCTTCCTTGAGTGACTAATGATGATTTAATTAATGAAAAAGTAATCTTAATTTTTTTTGCATGACATAGTTGTTGTAATTCTAATAGTGCTTGAGTGTAATGTATTGAACATTCACTATGCACGGGTGTTGCTAAAAAAATAGAATACTTAGGTTGTTCAGTTGGTTTATTATCTTTCCATAAAGGCACTGTAGCTTTATTAAAAGGTTGTGAACTTACTTTGATTTCTTTTAATGTTTGGTAGGTATCTTTATTTACTGTTTCTTTCACTAATAGCTCCTTTCAAAAAACTAGACCATTCCATTCCTTTTTTATTCCAATTATAAAATCGTTTATAGAATTTTTGTTGTTCTTCCAAATGCTCTTGCATAAAATCTTCGTGTAAATAGTTTGCTGCAGTCTCAATAGCAGAAGCCGTAGCTTGAGCCATTGTTTCATAGTTTGTAGAATAATTAATATAGACCGGCCATTCAGCACATGTTTCATATAGTGCTCCAAAGTTATTAGTTAATACATGTACACCAGAAGCTAATGCTTCTAAAGCTGAGGCACAAGAAGTCTCTTCAAATATACTTGGATAAACAAACATATCATAATTAGGCATCATCTCTCTAATATATTCATTAGGCTTATAACCAATATAATTTACATTAGGTAATTGTTTAGCTTGTTCATATAAAGCTTTAAACTGATCGTCATTCGCCTTTTTAAAATCGTCTCCATAGACTTGTGTAGAGCTATAGACATCTAATATAATATTAGGGTTTTTTACATCCTGCATTGCAAGTAACAACACATTCAAACCTCTCCAAGGTGTGCAGTGATGAATTAATTTTATAGGTTCACCTTTTTTATAAATCTTTCTTACCGGAAAATCTTGAACACCATTTTTAATAACAACTGATTTATCTGTTGGTATATCAAAGAAGTATCTAAATTTTTCGTAGTTCCAATGACTATTGAATACATACCAATCATATTCTTTATGTCTCTCTTTATTACTAAAAAACTCCTGTAGGTTTGGTTGATCCCAAGAATTCTTTTGCCAAAGTATATTTACTTTATTTGGATCAATTGGAACCTTGCCTGGAATAGAAGTACATATTTGTACTTGGTCAAGCAGTTCTTTTGGAACATGTTTGTGAAGCATTTCCATTTGTAGCTCAGTGGCTCCTCTGGGTTTCATTTGTGAAATATAACATGATTTAAATAAATTACAATAGAATTTAAAAAGGAGTGAGTAGCAAAAATTAACTACAGTTAAAATTTATTTCACCATCAGAATTTTTCATTCCAACTTTTCCTATTGGAGAAAAATTAAAAGCTAAGGAAATTCTTTCATTTTTTTGATTACTGTTTAATACTTGATGGTGCAGTTCTGAAGGAAAAAATATAATTAAATTTTCACTCATATTTAAGGTAAATTCATGGCTGTTATAAATGTTGTATTCGGAAGCTTCTAGTAACCAAGAAGAATTTTTAGAATAATTATGAAACATAATATCAGCTTTTTTAGGTTCCGTTTTTAAATATAGAACACCACTTAAAAATGAATTAGAATGATTATGAGCTAAAGATTGTTGGTTAGTTTTTGCTTTAGTAACCCATGATGTAGTTATTTTAAATTCATTATTATGATATTTTAAGATGTCGTATACATATTTTTTTAAAGGAATTTTAATTTTTTCTTTCAAATCGTTAAATTCAGGGGTATTTAAAATTCTTTTATTTTCAGAAATTGAACAAAAATTTTCACTGTTTTCTTGATTTATACTTACAAAGTTTAAAGATTTAATTTTTTCTAAAATTAAATCTTTGTTTAAGTCTATATAATCAACATAAATAACTTTTGAAAAGATAGGTAATATTTGAGGGGGTTTCATAAATTTATTTTTTAATCATTTTATTACCAATTACTAAAATATCTAAATTAGAATTAGTAAATAGATCTATAGCATCTTTTGGTTTTCCTGCAATAGGTTTTCCATTATCGTTCAAAGATGTATTTAACAACATTGGTAAACCTGTTTTACTTTGAAATTTATCTAACAATTTGTAGAAGAAGACATGTTCACTATTTACTGTTTGTATTCTACTTGTTTGATCAATATGTGAAATGGGTGCAAATACTTTATCTTTAAATTTAACACTATATTTCATAAACTCACTATCGTAATTCCAATCAAAATAATTTTTTGTTTCTTCTTTTTTTATAGATGCTGCAAAAGGTCTATAATCTTCTCGATGTTTTATTTTTTCATTTAAAATATGTTTTCCATTAGTTACTTCAGGACTCATTAAAATAGATCTATTACCTAAAGCTCTGGGACCAATCTCTCCATTTCCTTGATACCATCCAACAATTTTACCTTTTGCTAATTCTTCTGCTACTGAATCTATAATATTGTCTGAAGGACTATCTTCTGGAGCTTGATCACTTTGCCAAAACGGAAAGTTATCCTTACAAAAAAAAGGTTGTTCAAAATACCTTCTTAAAAATTCAACACAACCCAACGTTAACCCTTCGTCAGAACAATGGGGAGGTATTACCATGTTAGGAAATTTTTTTTTAAGTGAAGTATTTACGCAAATATTATGTGCAACTCCTCCTGTATAGGAAAACTCAGTATTATCTTCTATAAATTTAGAAAAAAAATCAGGTATTTTATTTTCAACAAAATGATGGATTGTTTTTAAATAGTTGATTAAGTTTAATCTACTAGCAATCAAACTCCCCTGTGCCTTAAAATAATTATCAAAATTAGCAACTATGTTAAAATCTTTGTAATTATAGTCTTTAATAATATTCCAGTAGTTTAAATCTAATTTTCCAAAAGATTGAAGCGCCATTACTTTTCCAAAAATATCTTCTGGATGTCCTTTAATTTCAAATGTTTTTGCAAAATTATACAAAAAATGTCCTAAAGGATTTATTTCATCAATAGTATAATTTTTTTCATTAATATTGTTTTTAAAAATACTTATACCTCTTTTTAAGTCTCCTAAACCATCGAGGGTAAAATTATCTTTTGCGTTTGTTAACATCCACGAAGATAAGCTGTGCGCGTAGTGATGGTCTATTCTAAAAACAGGACATTTTAATTCAGTAAAAGGACTATAGGGTATTTCAATTATATCAAATAATTGATCTTTTTTTTCTTTTGGAAGATAAGGATGTGCGAAACTATCTAAAACAATGCACACAGCATCTAACTCATCTAATTTAAAATTTAATTTTTTTGAAGTTAAAGCCCAATCTATAAGATTAGAGTAACCAAAATGTTTTATTTGATTTTCTCTTTCTGGTTTATAATAATTTACTTTAGTGCCGTTGGTATAAGTTATAGATGAATCATGATCATCTAGTCTTAAACCAATAAACTTCATTTGTTAAGAATTATTCTTTTGTTTTAGCTCCCATAGAAACTTTTGTCACCTTTATTTCTAAGTCTTGTCTAAAATCATCCACAGAAGTATCAGTGTTGGGATCAGCAACATCAGCATCAAAATCAGCTTTAGTAGCGTATATCTTTCCCGATCTTTTGTGTTTTATAATTTCTTTTGCCTCTGCAGGTATTTTAATTAAATCACTCATAAACAAGTTATACTTTAATTTTTAATGTTAATCAATATTATTCAATAAAAATAACTTGGTTTTTTCTAAAGGTATCTTTAAATTTATGATTATTGTATGCTAGACCATGATAAAGATTAGATCTAAAGATAACCATAGTATTATAACTACTTTCTAAATTGAATAAAAGCTCATAATTAATTTTTGGTTGCCAAGGACTACTGTGTTCACTCCCTTGGTTTTCCTTTAATTGATTATATATATTTGTGCCGTCACATTTATCTTTGTTAAAGTATATAATGCAGTTAAAATAATTTTCGTCTACGTGAGGCCACCAATAGTTTTGTTTAAATTCATCATCTATATTTAAAAATTTAGTAAAATTAGTGTTAATAATACCTTCAGCATTACTAATATCTCTATTAAAAACTTTATATAATTTTTCTTCTGTTTGTTGAAATTCTTTTGAATAAATATGATGTCTACAGTCTATAAATTTATTAGTATTTAATGAATTGATTTCGTGCCATTTGTGAATAAAGGGAGGAGTGGTGTCAAATAAATTTTCTATTTTATCTGGATATTTATAAAAATCTTTAATTTGAAAAGCAAAATTATTTAATTTTGATAAATTTAAATTATTTATATCAAAAATATTCACTTACTTTTTTTTAAAGTTTCCACTATCATTCCATGTTTACTTCCGTCTCCGTATTTTTTTACAGCTGTATTTACAAGTTTCAACAGAACAGCAGCATATTGGTAGCTACTATAATGATTTAATTTGATCACACCTCTAAATAGTAAAGACAATCTTTCTTTAAAAGAAAATTTTATTTCAAGTCCTTTTTCTTCAAAATTATAATTCATTATTGTTTTCTTCCTTGTTTGTTGTATGGTTTATAATCTCTTTTCTCATTTTTGTTAAGTCTTTTTTTATGTCTCCCAGGACGTTTCCTAGGTTTATCTCTTTCAACAAAGTCTTTAAATTTCCTAGCCATTCTGATCTTCTCTTGATATTTCTAATATAGATAGTGTTGCACTTATTCCAGATGTATCAGAAGTTTCAATTGATATGGAATCTCCTTCTTCTAGAATGATAGGTCCTTTTGCTAAATTACAAATAGTAGGACCAGTGATACTTGCATAAGCCACTTGGTATGTTGTAGAAGCAGAAGAATCTGTTACAGCCACTTTTACTATTTTACTTCCTGACTCATTAGTAACTTGTATATTTTGTATAATACCTCTTGCATTTGATGGAGCTGTGTAAACAGTTTCAGCAGTTGTTCCTGTCGGATCGTAGAAAGTATTGTTATAAAAATTTGCCATTAATATCCATCCTGTACTAATAATAAATCAAATGAAGCAGAAGCAGAAGAGGTAGAACTTGCCTTTCCAGAAACATAGATATCTGACTTTTGAGGTATTACATTGATTGCATTAAAGATAACAGTTGTCTGTCCACCCCTAACATCTAAAAATTGTTTTGTTTGAAACGCTGCGTTAGCAACACTATTATCTTTTTGTATAAATTTAAATTGCATTTCTTGGTCTTTACCAGATGATATATTCATTGATAGTAAATAACCAGTATAACCTGCAGGTATAGTGTATAGTGTCATAAGTGTTTGTCCATTACCAGCAGTTACAGTTGCAGCAACATCAGATCCACCTGTATAAGTAACTGTAATTGTACCTTCATTATTTCCAGTTGATCCTGCTGTTTCTACAGACATTCTAAATACTCTTAAAAAAGTTTGAGTAGTTGTAACTGTGGTTGTTCCATCCATGTCAACAGTTTCTTCAGCTAAATTATAAGAACCATCTAAACCTTGTATTTTTAAAGTTCTAGCACCTGTTCCTGCTACATCATCATTAGTATTATCACTTACTACATCAACAGTAACAGCCGTAGATTGCCAAGGATAATTATCCCCTGTTTCCCAAATAGTTTCAAAAGCTCCTGAACCAATACTAGAATTATATCCAAACTTATTAACCATAGAATAACCAGGAACTTTACCTTGCTGTATAGCTAAATAAAAAGGTATGTCACCAACTGTGCTTCCACCTGTTATCGGATTTACATTATTACAATTACTCATTAGCAACCAAACCTTATACTATACCAACTTATTCTCTCAACTTCTTGTTTTAATTCTTCTTGATAGGATGTATTCAACTTATCTTGCATAGTACGTAAAGACTGAGTGACTTGTCTTTGGTTTTCCTCTGTGTAATTAGAAGTTGGCTCTGGTATTAGTATATCTACTCTAGCCATTATCTCATTCCATCTGGTTGTACATCAACTCTAAAGGTACCGTATCTCCAACTTTGATCTGTTGAAAGGTTAGCTACCTTCACACTAGCAAATCTTGATCTGGCACGTGTATCTACTTTATCAGTAGCGCTTGTAATTGTAAACGGCCCTAAAGGTGAACTCGCTGCTGTGCTTGTTGGATAATTTCTTAAATTAATTGTAATTTGTGCATTACCTTCAAGTCTTTTAAAATCAGGAATAAATCTTCTCATACTCATAAACACTTCTCCCTCACCTAAATCAAAATCACCTGATTGTATAAAAGCAGGTATGGCTGTTTTGTTACCTAGACTATCAACTTGATTTACACCTACCTCATGAGCATAATATGTTGAAGCACCATTTGTATTCGTAACTCCTTGAATAGTAGGAAACGTTGGCACTGCTGTGCTATTAAACTCTGATGCATAAGGATTGTCAAATAAGGTTGCATCGTGAAAAGAAGTTCTTGATAAAGATCCAGTTGTCCAAGTGTTTTCTGTATAATTATATGTAACTACTCTATCTACTAACTCAGAACCACTTTTAGGATAAAACCAATTTATTTCTTCATATAAATGATTAAGACCTGCGTGTACTTGTTCTCCTGCGCTATAGTTAATTCCTAAATTATTTCCTTTATTAGTAAATACAAAATCTTCAACTAAACATGGAACTGATTTAACTGTTCCATCAAATACAAAAAAACCACCTGCTTGTCCCATCCACCAAACTCTTCCGTTGACATAATGTAAAGCGTGTTGACCAATCAACCCACAGTTACTTCCAACTTGTCTTATAGAAAAAGTAAATGGAGGACCTACGAATTGCATAACATATGCAGAAGTATCTGTTAAAATTAAAATATAATCTTTACCTTTTGCAGCTCCTACAATTTTTACCCCAGAGTCCAACCTAAAAGTACCCGCGGTGTTCACTGATGTCGGTGCATATTCAGATATATTCTCTTGATCAGAAAATCTAATAAACATTTTATCTTGTGTAGTATCATCTCCAACAGTCGTTTCTGTTCCAAGCAATATTAAATGTCTATCTCTATCTGATACAATAGACATAACAGATTTTGTTGGTGCTCCGCTAACAACAACCGCCCTTGTAGTTAAAGCATTTGAATCTGCATTTATGGGATTCCAAGAAAAGGTTTTTCCATTTTTAATAGTGGCTATCATAACTTGACCAAAATTATCTATTGACCAGGAAGCGGGATCAATAATTAAATTACTGACTGTTGAGGGAGATCCCCAGGTTCCTCGTCCCCAAGTACCTGTTCCCCAACCATACCCTGCTGTTGCATTTAATGGACCTGGTTTAATATATGGGTTCACTGTAGCAGCACCACTAGCAGATGTAGTTGCTGCTGCAACGCTAGCCATTGTAATTGTAAAGCTGTTCGCTGAAGATGTAATTACTTCAAATGTATTTGTTTCAAAGTCTGATGCTACATATCCTGCACCACTCGGAGGAGTTACTGAGGTGAATGTAAACAGATCCCCTGCCAATAGACCATGAGTTGTTTTATTTACGGTAACAGTTGCTGAAGTATCTGTGGTATCGAATGTACAACCCGTTAATGCTGTATCTAAAGGTGTAATATCATAAAAGCCACCTTCATAATAAATAAACAAAGCTTTGTT